ATCGATGGTGCTTTCATGTGAAACATTGTCAAAGCGATGTAAGGTAAAGCAAAACGAAATCGAAGTACCTTCAACGAATTCAATCTACCGAGTGATTAGCGCAGATGCGAAACGCCAACACGGATTAAATCCAAGCTTTTGTATCCTGGACGAAGTCCATTGCCTTGGAAATGATGAGCTTTACACCGCACTTCGAACCGCTGGCGGTTCACGTGAAAACTTTGCCTTCTGGCAAATCACCACCGCAGGAACGCAAGCGAGCTTTGGATATTCGCAGCACAGTTACGCAAGAAAGGTTGCCGATGGATCGATTAAAGATCCGACTTTCCTACCGGTGATTTATGCCGCAGATCAGAACGGAGATTGGAAAGATCCAAAACAATGGAAGCTAGCCAATCCAAACATGGGTATTAGCCTTAATGAAAAGTTTCTTGAAGACTCTTGCCGAGAAGCGCAAACAAGTATTTCCAAAGAAATGGATTTTAAAAGGTATCATCTGAATTTATGGGAAGGATCCGCAGAACAGAACTGGATTCAAATCGATAAATACCTGAAGTGCGAAAAGATTAATAAAAAGGAAATGATAGAGAAGTATAAGAATAGAGTTTGTCACGGTGGCTTAGACCTAAGTTCAAAGAGAGATTTAAGCGCATTTTCTTTATACTTTCCTCCGACCTATGGCGAGGATATTGGAGCTTTCTTGGTTTGGCATTGGTGTCCGAAGTACGCCACCGAATCAAGGCGCGAATCAATTGGCGCTCAAGTCTTAGACGATTGGATACGAGATGATTTCATAACGGAACACTCTACCGAGTGGATCAATCAAGAGCTAATCGTTAGAGATATTGCAGCGCTTGCAGAAGAATTTCAAATTCAATCCATCGGCGTTGATGAGTGGAACGCCAGCGAAACATTACGAAAATTAAAAGACGACCATAACATTGATGTTTTAACATTCCGACAGACGTTAAAAAACTTGAACAATCCGACCAAAGTTCTTGAAGAGTGGATCAATTTCCAAAGAGTTATCTTGCCGGATGATCCAGTTTTGCAATGGGAATTTTCAAACGCTGTTTGTATTTCTGATCGAAATGGAAACATTGCGATATCAAAATCACGAGAAAAGGATAAAGTAGATGGGGTAATGTCCATGATTATGGCCCTTGGCCGCTGGCAAGCCTCCACTGCAACGGAAACAGATTTTTCGTACCTCGAAGACGGCATAACGATAATAGGGGAAAATTATGAATTTTCTTGATACTGTGCAACGCTGGTTTCGTCCTACTGGCCGCTATCAAAGCAATATGTTAGTAGATGGAAACTCGAACTATTCAGGCGTAGCAGTTACAGAACAAACGGCGCTTGGTTCGTCTGCGGTTTGGGCTTGCATCAATTTGATTTCGCAGACGGTGGCAACTCTTCCGTTTCGCCATTACCTAAAAACAAAAGACGATAATAGAATTCGTTTGGATTCCAAGCTTGATTTCATTTTAAACAATGAGCCAACGCAGGATTATTCCGGCTTCACCTTTAAAGAGATTATGACGGCGGCGGCTGTGCTTCATGGCAACGCCTACGCAGAAATTAGCCGAGATTCAAACGGAGAGTGTAACGGACTTTGGTATATTCCTACGCAAAACGTTCAGCCATATTTCGACACGAACACCGAAAGCGTTTGGTATGCAATCTATTCCGGTGATTACCGAGGCGGCGCGCCTTACATGGGCATTCCTGCAAAAAATATGCTTCACCTTCTTGGGCTTTCCTACGATGGCCTTGCAGGCTATTCGCCGCTTTATCTACAGCGTGAAACTTTCGCTTTACATCTTGCAAGCCAGAGATATGGCGCAAGCTTCTTCAAAAATGGCGCTCGCCCTGCCGGTATTATCAAGTTTCCTAACAAGCTTTCACCTGAAGCCAAAGACGGTTTACGCCGATCATGGGATAGCTTCCATTCCGGAGCAGGCAATACCGGACGTGTTGCGATTCTTGAAGGCGGCTTGGATTTTCAAAAGCTGCAACTCGATCCAGAGGAAGCGCAGTTTTTACAGACTCAAAGGTATTCAAGAGAAGAAATTGCTTCAATATTTCGCGTTCCGCCTTCGTTGATTGGCGCCGCTGATGCCTCCGATAACATCGAGGCGGTAAGCTTGCAATTCCTTCGAAGCCTGCAACCTTGGCTTTGCCGATGGGAACAGGAAATATCAAGGAAGCTGATTTATAACATGGCCGAATATGTCGAGGTAGACACCAAAACAATTTTAAGGACAGACATTAAAACACGCTACGAATCGATGGCGATTGGCCGCCAATGGGGTTGGTTGAGCGCTGGCGATTGCCGGAAGCTTGAGAATCTCAACGCTGATGTACCTGGCATGGAAGATTATCTTAAGCCGATGAATATGGAAACCTTAGACGCTCCTTCAGCAAACGCACCGGCACCAGTAAAAAAGCTTGTACCAGGCGGCCCTGCAATTACGGCTCCAGGCGTAGATACTCCAGATTCGTCTTTACCATCAAACGACAAGCCTTCACTGGATCCAAATGTAATAGCAGGAGCAGATGTAGCAAGTACCGCACTAAATGGCGCACAAATAAGCTCACTGGTTGACCTTGTAACACAAGTTGGCCTTAAGCTTATCCCTGTCGAATCGGCCAAGGCTATTGCTATGGCCTCCTTCCCTTTCCTTACGAAAGAAGTTGTAGATCAAATCTTTAACGGTCTAGGCGATTTACCAGCACCAGATTCCGCACTACCACCAAACCGATCCGATAACAAAATCTTGGAGCGTGTTTTAATCTTGAAGGTGGCGCAGCTCCGAGCCATCGAGGCCACCGCATTAAAACGAATCAGCAAAGATAAGCTTTTTGTTTCCAAGCTGGATGAGTTGACCGAGCAAACCAAGAAAAGGCATTACATGGCCTTTGATGAAATTCTTGAAGCCTTTGAAATTAAGGGCAAGGAAAAGATTGCGGAGTTTATTGCGCATACAGCCGCAGACAATTTAAAGGCAAAGTTTTTAGATGTTGCAGGAAACACCAACTTTGCTGGCCTGCCTGCCGCTGTTGAATCTGCCTTACCTAGTTATCTAAATTCAAATTTACTTCCATCATTCACCACGGAGCAATAATCATGGAACGCCGAAACGCTGTCGAATACCGCACCGAAAACGAAGGAAACATTATTTCCGGCTATGCCGCAGTCTTCACCGACTCCAGCGGTAAGCCTTCACTCTCTGAAAATCTCGGAGGCTTTCGAGAAATCGTAGCGCCTACCGCATTCAATGAGCGAAGCGGAAAAGTCTTGGCTTATTATAATCATGATTCCAGCCAGGTATTAGGTAAGGAAGGAATGAATTTGGAGCTTTCCGTTGATTCAAGGGGCCTTCGCTTTTCGCTGGTGTTGCCTGACACCACCACCGGCAGAGATGTAAGAGAGCTAATCAGAGCTGGAATTCTATCCGGCGTTAGTTTTGGCTTCACGGTGAACAAGGATTCTTGGACGGTGGTCAATAACGAAAAGATTCGAACTCTCGAAAGCGTTACGCTTTATGAAATCTCACCAACTGCCAATCCAGCCTATCCAGATACTAGCGTTGCGCTTAGAAATCTTGCCGAGGTTGAACGCTCCGAGGCACGAAGAAAGCAGGCTATCGCAAGAATTAAGTTGATGAAATGGAATTTTTAGTTGACTAATTAAAGATATTGCTAGTACACTAATATTAATTAGATCACCACGCTTTTGCGTGAACAGCTTTGGAATTGTTTCCGGAGCCGTTCACGCATTTTTTTTTTGGAGTTATTAGAATGAATAAGTCAGAACTACGCGCTGAGCGCGAACGATTGATTGCAGAAGGCGAAGCCATCACCAGCGAACAACGCGCTTGGACGCCTGAAGAAGAATCCAGATTTTCAGCCTTGGAATCCAAGGTAAACGAAATCGATGCAATGCTTGCAGAAGATCCAGCAGCAGACGCCGCTGAAATGGCAAGCGCTGCCAGAAACAAGCTACAAGCTTGGAAAGCTTCCGCACCAGTTGCGCCGACTGTGCAACGCTCCAAGGTTTATTCCAGTGCGCCTAATTTCGTAAGAGATTTTGGCGATAAAAACGAACGACAGAAACGATCCTTGGCAATTAAGGGCTGGCTTGCAGGCGGCAGCCGTTCGGAACTTGTCAATGATGAAATTCGCTCCGCAGCGCATGATACCGGAATGAACATTGACAGCGATAGGCTCACGTTGGATTTGTTCCGAAGCGCTCCTAAAAACAACGAAGAAGTTCGGGCCAATCTTTCCGTAGGCACTAATAGCGCTGGCGGTTATTTGGTTCCTACTGAATTTATTGCTTCCCTTGAAAAAGCTATGTTGGCTTATGGTGGCATCCGTGAAAAAGCTTCCATCATCCGCACCAACGGCGGCAATACTTTAACCATGCCAATGAATAACGACACGACTGCAAAAGCTGCAATCGTTGGCGAAGGTTCCGCAATCACTGCGGCTAATACCACCTTTAGCCAGTTTTCTTTGGGAGCCTATAAATATGCGGCTTCTATTCAAGCTTCATGGGAATTGATCCAAGATTCAGGCATTAATCTTGAAGCTGAACTTGGCCAAAT